GTACGGCGCGCCTTCGGGTTTCTTGTGTGACCAGAGGCAGCGCAGGCCCGAGCCTCCATAAACGCTCGCGTCTATGATTTGGGCCCATTCACTCCCGTCCCCAAGTTCCAAAAGGATCCGCGTTCGCAATGCCAGAGCCTCCGAGCGCGTCACGCACAGGTCGGGCCAGTGAAGGTGAAAGCCCGACTTGATCTCGTCCTTGATCTTGCGTGGTGGGGCACGGGCCACGAGGCACCGGCCCTGACCGACGGCCGCGTGGACCCTCCGGCACAGGTCGATGGCGTCGTCATCTTCTAGGGCCCTCTCAGCTTTGAAGTCGATATCAACAAAAAATTTGAAAATTTCCGTCTTTTGTTCAACGACGTAAAGCCTCGTACCGCACGCCAAGTCGGCCAAGTACGCCCGGTAGAATTCATCCGTGTCCTTGTCGGGCACGTGAAGCTGCCCGCCATCCATGAGCACGTGGGTCGGTGAGTCACCTGGGCCCTTTTTCATCCATTTCTTGATGAACATGATTTATAAGAGGTCTTAATCTCTATCAGTCCCGAAGAATTGAATCAGGTTCGCGGAGCGAACCAATTCCGGCGTCTCCAGTGTGGGTTCACTACGTGAACCTCTCTCAATCTCTATCAGTCCCGAAGAAACTTTCAAACAGGGACTGGATCAAGGGTTTGAACTCGGGCTCGGCCCTGGGCGCCTCTGGCTTGGCGGGCTCGGGAGCCTCGGGGGCCTCTTCGGCCGCCTCGAGTATCTTTTCAATTTCGTGGTGCATCTTCATGACGGTCAGGGTACGGGCAAGCGTCTCGGGGTCGGATCCGTCTCCGCGGAGCTCGGCGAGGCGCTTGGCAATGGCAATCTTTGACTGCGTCATTTCTAAAATTCAAAAACTTTTTAAAATTAATTTAGGGGCGCAGAAAGAACGTCTGCTTTTCGGGGGTGGCGAGGACCTGGTGGAAGGCCGGGTTCTTGATGACGTGGGTCCTGATCATCTCCCACAGGTCGCGCCGCTTGGCGATTCCGTCGAGGGTGTCAAATTCACACCCGTCATTCTCGTCGTAGTTTTTGCGGAACGGCACCTCCCTGCCCTCCATTTTGTATTTTTCTTCGTTAAAACGTTTCACAATGTGAGACTGCTCACCATTCGCCCAGGGCATCTCGAACACGTACACGTGGTACACGTTGTTGACGCCCTCGGCATCTCTAAAGGAAAAACTGAAATAGGAATAACTTCCCTTTTTCAGATTTATGATCCCCCGGGTCTCCTCTTCGAGTTCTCTAATTGCACATCGGAGCGGATTGACAATCTCACGGCGCCGGCAACCGCCCGTGACGAATGTCCATTCTTTGTACCGACGATCATGAACGAGTAGAAATTTGGGTGGACCTCCCTCACACTCCCTTGTCACGGGGACCGCTATGCTCTTGTGTCGCTCCATCGGATCCATGATCCGTCTCTACTATGTCCTGATCAAAATAATTCGCAAGGTTTCGCGTGCCCGGGTCGTAGCTAATCAAAAACACGAGGCCCAGGAGCAAGAGCCACGGCCAGATCTGGCCCATCTAAGAGTAACCAACAAAATTTAATTCGCGTAAAGGACCGAGCCCATGCCCTTCTGGATGCGCAGCACGTTATAGTTGACCGCGTAGATGTAGTTGCCCGCCCCGGTGGCGGTCGAGGCCAGGCCACGGAGGCCGTTCGCCAGACCCACGGGCACAATCAGGCGGTAAGTGTCCAGGCGGGAGAAGTTGAGGGTGCCGGTCGGCTGCAGCTTGGAGGTGTCCAGGCAGTACGGGATGACCGCCACGTTGGCCAGGGCCGAGTTGTGCGAGTAGCCGTAGGCCGTGTGGTAGTACTGGGCAATGTCGGTGTAGGCCGGCAGGTGGCGGGACTCGGAGACGTCCACACCGTTGATCTGCACCTTGCGCTGGTAGTTGGTCGCCGCAGCCGAGGTCGCGCCGTTGGCACCGTAGGTCACACCATAGTTGACCGACTGGAAGGCCAGGAACTTGATGGGGTGGGCCAGGGCCAGCTCCTGCATCGGCTGGGTGCCGATGGGCACGCGCTGCACCTGGGTGATCAGCATGTCGTGGGCATTCTTGGAGAAGAACTCACGCTCCGCCTGGTCCAGGTACACGAAGTTGGTCCAGCACGTGTACTGGATACCCGCGTACGTGGAGCCGGCGGCGGCAGCCGTGGTGCCGGTCGTGGAGGCGCCGAGGTTGCTCGACCACGTGATGCGCAGCTCCACGTCATGGTACTGCAGGGCCACCAGGGGCAGGGCCGCGGCCCAGTCCTTGCAGAAGAAGAACTTCAGGGGGAAAAACGTCGCCTGAGCATTCGTGGGGTTCTGGGCGCTCGCCGTGCCGTTGTTCAGGTAGCGCTGGTTGAACGTCTGCGCGCCGGTCACCGGCTCGATGTCCGCCATGTACTGAAAGTCCTGAGTGTCGATGACCTGGCCGCCGATCAGCAGCTCAACCTTGTCGATGACGCTGGCCCAGTTCAGGTTGACCACGGGCGCCGCGTTCGAGTCACGGGCCATGAAGTACACGTAGCTGAGCAGGTCACCCTTCTTCTCGAAGCGGACCGTCGAGATGGAGCCGGCGGTCGGCTGGCCCTGAATCAGCTGACGCTCATTCGTCGCCGCGTAGTGGGTGTAGCGCTTGTAGTTCGAACGGTAAAATGAAACTTCCGGCTTGCCCGACAGCCAAGTGTCCTGGGCGCCAATCGAGACGAGCTGAACAATGCCTCCGCTCATTTTACTATCTGAACGAGGTTTTTTTTGTCGAGGCAGGAGGCACGCAGTGCCTCGAGTCTCTCACACCCTGGGGGTCCTGAGTTGATCAGTCTCTAGACCGCCGCCAAGGGCGGGAGGGAGATCGGGTTCGACTTGAGGACGTCACGGGCCGTGTTCAGAGCGTTCGGCGCCGCCAGGGGATTCGCCTGCGTCTTGAACTGGTTCAGCTGCCACATCTCAGCCGGGCGATAATTCTGGAACCGGCCGCCGTTCATGTGCGGCACGGGGACCGGCACGGACTCGGCGCGCAGGTTAGTCATGGTGCCTGCGGCGCCCTGAGGATCGGCACGGACGTTCATACGACCGCCATTGGCAGCGCGGTCTGGGTTGACACGGTTACCGGTCGAGTGCGGGAGCTGACGATCGGTCAGGCTGTTGTACGGCAGGTACACACCCCACTGGGCCGGGCCGTACTCGAGGGTGTCGCCACGCTGACCCGTCTCTTGGCGATTCGTCGTCTTGCGCGTCTTGATGTTGTCCGGACGGCCCTCGGCGGCGATGAGCCGACCGCCCTGGCCCTGGCCCTGGTTCTGGGCGGGTGCGCGCGTCCACGCCTTGGTCGCCTTGGCCTGGTGCGTCATCGTGCCGTTGATCAGCTGCTGGCCGCCCATGGTCGTGCCGCCCTGCTTGACGAAGGCATCGGACGGGCCCTTGCCACCCGGCAGGGTCACGAGCTTCTCCTCATTTACGTTGTTCGGCAACACGCGGAAGTACTGCTGGAAGCCGCCGATCGCCGCCACCTTGGGGTCGACGCCCAGACCAGGGCCCACGTTCTTGCGCTCGATAGGCTGCAAGTTATTCATCTTATTCGTCACATTCTGACGGTTATACAGGTCGTAGACGGGCTGGCCGAACGGGAAGCGGTTCGCCTTGGGGTCCAGGTCGCCAAAAGCCGCCACCTCGCGCTTCGCACCCACCTCGAACCCCTGGAACGACCGACCGTCCCCGCGGCGCACCTGCATCTGAGCATCCTGCTGAGCGAAATTGGTGTCCGCCTGAATGAGATCCCCACGCGTAATTTGGTGAGGAGGCTTTGCTGGAATAGTGGTTGCCGGTGAGGAGTCGGCGCTGAAGCGCTGACCGGCAAACACAAGACCGACCACTGCTGCTAGGGCAAGTGGATCCATATTACTTTTAGTTTAGTTTTATTTTCAACCGATATACGGCCGGCCACCCGGACCCGACATCGCGGACCAGGGGGCGCCTCTCGGGTTGCCGACGGCGACGGTCGGGTTGCGCTGATCGAAACGGTTGTTCTGATCGTTGCTGTACGTGCTGATCGGGTTCCACGTCAGCACGGGGAACGGGTCCTGAATGTAGAGATTCGGGAAATCGTAGGCCCGCTCGTTATAGAAGCGGTTCCAGCGGCTGGTCGTCTGCGAGCGCAGAGCGTCGTCCACGCGGACCACATCATCGAGGATGATGGTCGCGGGCCCTTGCCAGATCTGCTCCTGGAGCGTAAGGCCGTCCGTTTGCAGAGTCCGCCCCATAGTTACTCTAGGTCCAGAAAATTACCGGCCGTTGCCGGCCCGCATCTGCTGCCGCTCGGGGAAGTGGAAGCGGTCAGAGTCCACGTCGCACGAGCCGGAACCATCCTTGCAGAAGGGTCCAAACTTGGGGCCGAACGAAGCCTCGGCGAACGCCGTCTGGTCGTTCGGGATGGTGCTGCTGGGCGCGGTGTAGAAGTTGCGCTCGGCGTCGCGCTTCTTTTCAAACGGGTGGATAAACTCCCAGGCCTGCGCCACCTCCTGCTTGACGCTCGGGTACCAAGCCGCCGCGGGGCGGTCGGGCCGGTCCGTGTAATCCGTGTAGAGAACGTTCGCCATGGGGTTGTCGATGGTGGGCATGGTCACCGTGTCGCGGCCGAACCACGGGGTCCGACCGTCCGCAAAAGTGGGGCGGAGCTGGCCGTCCGGAATCATGTTGGACGTGTAGAGAAAGTAGAGCACGGCGAGGACCAGGATGCCCAGCGCGAGGATACGGGCGTCGCGCTTGATGAGATACAGAATGCACATGGCGTAGACGATGAAGCGGGTCGTGGCTGCGACGCGGTCCTTGGACGACTGCATGGCCGTGGGCCAAAACTCGAGGAGCTTGTCGGATCTGAAGATTTGACGTGGATCCATCTCTACTTTGGTCCCTGATTTTTTTACAGCAAGGCCGGCGGGGCGCCTGGCTTCCGGGGGCCGGCGGGGCGGCGACGGACCTGACGCTGCCCGGGACGAGGCGGACGGGCTGGAGCCGCGCCACCCATGAGGGCCGCGAAGGGGTTGCCGCCACCCCCACCCATCAGGCCCGACAGGAGGCCCTGCATCGCAGACGGGTCGAACGCACCGCTCTCGGCGCACTTCTTGGCCGCGGACTCGATAGCCTCGAGGGTCTCTGGCGGGAACATCGACAGGGTCATGCCGAGGATGTGCAGGGTCTGCATGTACTGCCAGATGGCCCCCTTGGTGGCGGAGCTCGTCGACGGGGTCCAAATCACGTGCAGGTTGATATCCTTCAGGAAATCAATGTCTTTCGCATTTTCGAGAAAAAAGGATTCATCCTTGGCCATCAGCTTGGACGCGTGCGGGCCGACCGAGTTCATGAAGCCCTCGAGGGTCGCACGGGGCGTCGCGACCCGCGCCACCTCAAAACCCGCCTGGAACTTCTGGATGCTCTTCTCTTCTGGGAATGTGAGGACGAGCTCGTTCAGGAATTGACCCATCATGTCATTGAAGGCGTCGAGCGAGCTCATTAATAAAGGAAACATCTAATTTTTTAAGTTGAAGGACGCGCCCTTCGAGTTTAGAACGGTTCAAGACTTACAGACTCGCGATGACCCGTACCTTGGCTGACGACGAGGTAGACGAGCAGGGCCACGAGAAAGGCGGGCTTGGCGTACTCGCTGTTCGGCACGTTCGCCTTGCCGTTCATCTTGTTCCGTGCGTAAATGTAGCCCATGGTGACGGCCGCCGCGATGAGGGCCGCTGACCACGGCTGTCTAAAGTAGTGATCCATATGTTACTCCTCGAGAGCTTTTTTGCCCACCTCGGGCGCGTCCGGGAACAGCGACTCCCTGTGGACCGCGGCCGGCGCGGGCGTGACGGCGACCGTCTTGGTGCCACCGGGCGTCTCCACGGGCTCGGGGAGCTCGGCGGACTGAATTGTGCCCACGGCCGGCGCACCATCCGCGAGGGGCATCTC